CAAGAGGCGCCTCTGGATCTAATTGACTTCCTCTGTTTTGGAGGCTGTACTCAGCCCAATCATATCGGACAGTTAAAGAAATTTCAACCATATCTTCAGAGTCATAGGAGTGATCACCAAAATTAACAGATGTAAAGAAAGCATTAATTAATTTCCACTCACCCTCGATTACTGATGTATTGCCTCCACCAACAGGGGTCGCAATTTCTTGAATCTTGATATCGCCAAGACCTGAAGTAGCAGAGTCCTTAGTAATTGTAGTACCAACAGCAGCGTTAAAGCTGGTAGGAACTTGAACACCAATTTTTGCTAAATAATTGTAAAGAAGCTCTGCACCATTAGGCTGTACAGGATCTACAAGAGTAATGTCCACAGTTTCCCAAGTAACACGACCTGGGTAATAAAAAGTGTGATTAAAGAACTGATGAGGATTCTCACTAATAGAATAGTTTGGACGACCAGCAGACTTTGCGAGGAACGTCAAATCCTGTCCATTAAGGCTCATTTGTACTAAAAATCTAAATTGTCTTTTTGGCTCAAATGTGGGATTTAACCAAAAATTGCTTTTTTGCTCTGGCATTATTTATATGTCTCCTGTTTATAATATATAGTCCTCATTTTTATTAATCCTCAAAACCTGCGCCTGAATTTGTAATAACAAAATCAATAGCAATATACTCAATGGCTCTGGCTGGCTTCAAGAAGATCTTAGCGTACAAGATGTTTCTATCAACTAACTCTGGAGTTGTTGTGGAACTATCAAGGACAATCTTGAAGTCTGTTAAGCCCAATCGAGACTGAACGCTGCGAAGCAGCTTTTCTGCTCTTGAGGTAAATCTGTTCCAGGTTGCTTGGACATTTTGATCGAACAATGTTGTTGCAGCGATTCTTGAAATTTCTCTCTTTAAGAAGATCATGAGTCTGCGGACATTAATTCTATCAAGTGCGGAAGGAGTAACTTGAAGGGTCTTTTGACCAAAGATTACGATACCCTCTGCTGGGAATGTAGCAATTGGATTAATGTTTGCTTCGTAAAGCTTGTCACGTTCCTTGGAAGTCAAGCGAGTACGAGTCTGAATAACTGGCACTCCTGCCGAGCCCTCTGTCAGTCCACCGCGAGTAAAGCCTGCGGGAGCAAACCAAAGCTCAGAATTACGTTGTGCGCTGGAGTATGTTCCAAGAGCAACAACCGAAGGTGGCACAAACACAAGCGAATCACTAATTGTGTCTTGGATCTGGACCCAAGGGTAGTAGCATGCTCCATAACTAGAGTTAAGTTGTCTCGCGCTCAAGTTAGAAACTGCGGTTGATACAGAACCTGCATTCTGCTGTTGGGTCTGTGTGTTCTCGGTCTGTGGCAAGTAACCACTATCAATATCAATAATACCAAGGGCATCGCCTCTGTTTTCACAAACCTCAAGAACTTTAGCAGTCAATGCAGAGTTATGGATACCAGGCACTGTTAAAATATTCATCTCAACGTTCTCAGGATCAGCAATGGTGTCAATAGCACGTCGTACACTATAGAAAGCATAGTTTGATGTGTCGGTTCCACCTGCGAGATCTGTGTTGTTGAAAGGTTCTTTGTCTCTGATATCAAGACCATCAAATCCTCCGACAAGAGGAACAGTAAATCGATCATAGCCCAAATCAAGAACTTGCTCATAAGTTCCACTAACAGCAGTGAAAGAAGTTCCTGCGTTGCGAGAGCCAGAGCTATAAACTGCAATCTCACCCGTGTCTCCACTATTAGAAGACTTTAGATCATCTAAGGTAAACACATAAGAGAATTCTGTTCCAGCACCAACGGTGAAGCTGTCAGCAGAATTTGGCAATGCTCTAACAATATCAATGTAACTGCTTTCAAAACGATTGTTTCCATTTTGTGTAGTGTCGATACCAAAGTAGGCATTTGTTGGGTCTGGAATGTCACCATCGGAAGCACTGGTTCTTAATGGAATTGCTGGATAGTCAACGGTTCCTGTGAAACGACCTTGTGTTGTAATTCCATCCTCAACAAACCAGAATGGATTTAAAGCTCCGTGTCGGAACGGATGTGCGATACCGGAAGCACCTGTAACGTATGTATCAGGTGGAGTATCACTACCGGAAAGGATTGGTGCTGAGGTTTTACCCCAGTTCTTAAATCGGATAGGACCGAACGAACCGAATGGGAGAAGCCTCGCATCAGTAGCGGCTGCGTCAACGTCTTCATTCATTTCAACGCGAATAATGGAGGATTGATTTACAAAGTTTCCGTAAGTGCGATAACGACGCTCAGTATCATCCCAAACAAGGTGCTGATCACCGATAACTCTTGCAATGTATCTTGGATGGTTAGGGTTCAAGTTCACAGAACTGTATCTTTCTAATATAACAGGTGAATTGTCATTATCTTTAAGATCACGGACTTCGACAGAGAAAGAACCATAAGGATCAATTTCATTTGAAGATGCCTTAATGTCTGTAATAGAAATCTTAACTCTTCTTTGTTGATCATCGCCCGAATCAAGTGTGTGGAATTTGAACAACTTGGTCATAGAGTCGGCAACAAATCCAGCAAAAGCAGACTGAAGATCTTGAGAGATAATCCAAGGTGTCTGCGCTGCTCTGAAGCCAAAGCGGAAATTAGCTGCACTGTTGGAGCCACTATCTAAGCCAAGGATAACAGCATGAGATGCGCCTGAAATTTTATCAGCAACTTCTCTCTCATAACTTGGTCCAAGCCAGTAAGTTTCTTTTTGTGCTGTTCTTGTAATCGCACTATTAATAAGTGTTGGATTTGTATTAAACACCTTGCGAATGTACTTTGAGCTTGAGCGTGTAAAGTCAAAAGCTGTTTCCTTAACAAGCTCTCCATCTTTATCTTTGATAAGAACTTTATACTCAACCGTAGCTGCTCCGGCAACTCCAGAGGAGCTTAAGTCCTTGAACAAAGCAGCAGAGCCAGTAGCAATTGTAGTGCCTGCTCGAATTGTACCGGAAAGCTCAATTGAGCCCTCGTCAAGATACCACTTAGCAGCAAGGATACCAGTAACAGGCGTGACAGCAGAGGCAGATGGGAAAATAAAAAGTCCATATGCACCGCCGTTAACTGCGGGATCTAAGTCGTTAGATCCAGAAACCTGCCAGCCTGCTTCGCCGTTGCCGCCGTCAGCAACCTGAGAGCTTTGACCGCCGAGGAGACGAACAACAGTTAAAGCATTACTATTACGCAAGTAAGCCTGGGCAGCATACGCAGCATAAGTAGGTGCAGTATAATTACCATTACGCCATACATCATCGCCAGAACCACCAGGAATTGGGTTACCAAAAACCTCAACAAACTCTGAAAAAGAGTTAACTTTAACAGGACGCATTCCTGGTCCTCGTTCTGTTCTACCAATAACTACTGGACCGACCTCATCTGGGAGGGCGGGTAATTGTGAATTGTCAATTTCATTGATGAAAATACCGGGTGAAATAAACTTAAAAGATTTAACTGACATTATGAAGTGTCTCCTTGTCGCTCTTCAAAAATCTTGAGAATAAAATATTCTGATTATCGTTAATAAATAGTTAATAAAATGGTGAAAGTCCTAAATATAACTTTACGATCGATAAAAAGGAACATTGCCACTAACGTGTAGATGTTCAGGTATGTCACCAAGGATCACATGCTCTCTTGGTATCTTGACCTCAACGGCATTTTCTCTGCGTACAATCTTCGGACGCTCTTGGTTTTTGTCGGCTCCCATGATGTAGCCAATAACTCTAAAATTAATTTGTGTCTCGTATCCTCGGGCGTCTTCAAGGAGCGAGGATGCATTGTTATTGAGTGCGTAATCGGATTCAACAAACACCTCAAAGCGATGGTTATCTTTCTCTACAACTGTGTAATTAATCGCACTAGTTTTTGTCATGAAAGGTGTGATAATTTCATTAATCTGTTGTTGATATTCAGCCATCACTGTTAAGGTATATGTAACCTCAAGGTAAACTGGAATTGGAACTGTGATTGTTTCATAAACAACTTTTTTATTCTCTCGTGGAAAATTATTTTGACCTGTTCCTACCACATTATGCACCAATTTTTTTGAATCAGCGTTAGCAAAATTGGCTGTCTTGTCTTGTTTGATAGTTCTTGCTATGGTCATAGAGCCACCTTTAATATCACCAAGGTTTTCTGCGGCTGCATAGTAAGCACCACGT